CCATTACCAAAATAATTTTCTAATTCTTTTATTTTAGCGTTTTGCAATTCAATTTCTGTTTCTTTAAATTTATCATTATTTAAAATGTATTTAGACTGTAAAATTGCCTTTTTTTTCAATAAATCTAAATATTTCTTGTATCGTTTATCTAGACCAAATATTTCAAGGTATTGATTATACAATCTAACCCAATTTAAAACATCGTTTTTTTTATTCCCTTCTTTTTTATCAATCCTAGAAAATTCAATTTTTTTATCATTGCATTTAATCCAATTGTATAAAGGCATATCACTAATCGAGTCCCAATACCCTTCTTGTGTATGAAATAAAATTTTCTTTAATTTTTTCAACATATATGTCTAGATTTTCATCAGTTAAACCTAAAATTGATGTTGACCACCAATCTTGATCTTCCATTTTTTCATAATTTGCATCTATAATAATAGAATCCATCATAACCTTAACATACATTGATGAAAAAAAACGACCTGTATCTTTTAAGTTATACGGATCACCCTGTTTTTTTCTACCTCCTGATATTATTTCTGTCATAGCTGAGTAATATCCAATTACACTTCCTGTTTCGTCAACTCCCAAATCTAATAATTGTTTTTTTTGGATCAATTTAATAACATCATCCTGTACTTTTTTATCATTAGACTCCATCCAAGCAACTGCTTCATTTAACGTAAGTGCTTTTTGCAACATTTCTTCAACTAGACTATCTCCTATCATAATTTCATGTTTTGGTGTTGTGTAAAAAAAAAGGAGTGATTAAAAAATCACCCCCTTTCGTTATCATTTGGATTTTTCAGGGGATTTACGCTTCCCTTTTTTCGGATTAGACTTAGACCATGCTATTTCTAATATTCGTTCATCTATGTGCTTAAAAGTATCAAAAAAGACTTTCTTTGTTGACTTCTTAATGTACTCAATATTGAATGAGTGTTTTCCTACCTGAATATCCATAATTTACAATTTATATTGTTCCTTTAGCTTCACCATCATAACCTGTTTTAGCAACAGATACAACTAATTCATCACCTGCAGTTTGACTTGCAAAAGCTAATTGATAACCACCTGCACCATCAGCAGTAACACCTGAAACCGAAACGGCAGAAGATGTTGTGTTGTTATAAATTGCCCAATCACTACTAGAAGTTGCACCTTTGTACAATATTTTTTCAATTGCAGTTCCGTAATCTAATTTTGCAGTAAAAGTTGCAGTACCTGCACTTAATACCATTCCAATTAAATTAACATCAATCAAACCTTCAAGTTGTGTGAAATCTTGACTAGCTTCATCACCATTGATCATATACATAGTTGATTCTTCAAACAATCTGTCAAAGTCGAAACCTAACATAATTTTTTGAGTAGTCGAGTCAGTTGCAAAAGCAAATTTCGGATCCCAACTTGGATTATCAACAGGAATAGGGTACAAATAACTACCCACTTCTGAACCTATTAATGCACCATTTACATCAACAATATATACACCAAAGTCAACACATCTAGACTTAGCAAGTTTACCTAAAAAGGTTGGAGTTGAATCCTCTGCCCATAATTCACCTGAAAATGATCTTTTACCTTGTCTAAGGTAAACCATTCTACCTGAGTTAGCTTCTTCAAACTGTGAATCAGCCTTTGGTAGTTCAACATTTTCAAATGCAGGTAAAGGAAACCAACGCTTACTAGCATCTGCTTCATTCACTAAACTTGACCAACTAGGTAAACTAGCTGATAAGTCTATTCCATTTTTAGTCCCATCATTTGCAGTTAAGGGAACAACGATTAACGAACTTGTGATACCAAAAATTGGTACACAATTCGGTCTGCCTGTATTCGACAAACCTGCATTACAATCACATCCTATCATTTTATATAGTATTTAATATTTAACATTTACAATTTTCTTTATACCGAGTTAAGGATAATTCTAGTGCAACACCCGATAAGTTTGCATCTAAAATGTTTTCAAAAACACCCTTTTCTTGTTCTACCCCAAAACGAGAAAATGTTTTGTACCTATAATTGTCAACCACTTCATACATTCTATCATCATCAATAACTTTTAAAAATTCATCCATTAATTTTTGCATTGGAATTACTACATTGTATCTATGTTGCTTTGTGTAGTATTGTGAAGGATCAGTTTCGTCTAGAAAAAATAATCTAGTTTCAATATCTCTTTCTTTACTACTTCCACGACCATACCCTGTTTCACTTATAATTTCCAACAACCAAATTAATGGCAATTTATCTTCAAGATTATCTTCAGCAATAGTCCATTCACGATTTGTAGCTAATTTTGTTCCTGTCATAAAAAAGGGACTATCTAAATAAAAATAACCATTTAGAACATCAGTTCCTTCTCCAATTAATTCAGCAACAATATAATTGTCATAATCAATTTCTGTAATTATAAATTTCTTGTCATGATCCAACAATGTTTTTCCAACTCTCGCCCATTTAGTATCACATACGTATGTTTTACCTGTTTGAATGTCGTACTCACCATACAAAGATGAATCAATTTTATTAACTAGATTTTCTATATATACAGTAGAATCAATCATATCCAATAAGCCATTTTTAGTCCAATACCATTATATTTCAAATAGTCTGAATTATTTTCGCAAATGTAATCCTGTATTGATCTATAAGTCATGATCCCTTCATTGTACCTGTTATACATCATATTGTTTAACGTAGATACATTTTCAGAATTTTCACCTAAAGGTCTAACATTACCTGTAACAGTCATTTGATTAGTTTGATCTTTCATGTATTGAAAATAAATAATTCCCTTTATCATTTCGATCATTCCATCAGATATGACAATATTGCAATTAGCATTATCGTATTCGAAAGGTTCATAGATTTTTACAAATCGTGTTGTTTGAGGAATACCACTACTATCTAAATCTGCAACGAATTCATTAAATAAATCAACTCCTAAAAGTTTTATTAAATATTTCTTTTCGTACCGATCAATATAAGACTGTATTTTGGTGTTCTCATACATCCCTTTATGTAATTCCCATTTACCTTTACCGAAATCGCTATATTCTAATTTTAATATACTCATACCTAATAATGTCCCCTAGCTTTTTTTGCTAGAGGACTTTTTAACTGTTTTTGATTTTACAACTTTTTTGGTAGATGCTTTCTTCTTTTTTTTTGCCTTTACAATCTTCACATTCTTCACAACCTCCACCACAATCTGATAATTTGGCAAAGCCGTTAGCTACTAAATATTCTGCAATTTTTAGTTCGACTTCCATTGAAGTTCCAACTTTAACTACATTAAACGCTTTAATAAATTTAATCTTTTTCATAGTTTCAGTTTAATAAATTATGCTACAGTTATTGCATTTAAAGCAGTAGCAATATCACTACACTTCATAAAGGCATCTTTTTCTATCTCAGATACATGGAATTGTAATCTTTCAACTACTTTCAATGTCACGATTTCATGTTCGAAATTGTCATTGTTTTCATAAGAAAGTTCAAGACTTGCACCTTGTCTGTCTAAGATTTGTCCTTTTGACGAATCAAATACATATAAACTATTAGCAGGTACTAATGGAGAAGTAACAATTTTCATTCCATTAAGTATTCCACCACCTTGCATTACAAAGTTTGGTAGTAAATAATCACCTTCAGTATTCTTTTGGTGCATGAATTTAATCATATCGTTATAATTCATAACAATAGTATCAGCATCCCAAGCGTTTTCCTGTCCGAAAGTATAGATTTGAGCCTTCATAGCGGCAGTCAATTCAGCTAATGTAGCAGATTGAAAAGCACCTGAATAATCAGCTAAAACATTTGAAGGATCAAATACAGATGCAATTGCATCAACAGATAAAATATTACCTGTACCTAAAAGTATTTCAGATTCTTCTTTAAGTTTTACACTAGAATTAACTAAATCTTCTACCTGAGAAGCAACAAATGAATAATCATCCATCATGTCAATACAAACATCAACAAAATCTCTAATTTTTTGGATCTGTACTGTTCTGTTAATCCAAGTCAATTTAGTTTCTGATGTTGAAGTAGCACAAGCAACAACAACTGAACCATCCCTAGTAACTGTATTCTGCTCTCTATATTTAACATACTCTGTACTTACAGGTACTCTTCTAAATAAATCAACAATTCTAATTGCTCTAGTTGGTTTGTTAATCGTACCATCTAAAAATTGAGCATAATCGTCCCTTTGACCTATGTCACTTGGGTTTTGTTGAGATTTAATATCTAAAGTAATAGCACCTTTCTTTTCAGAAATCATTTTTTTAATGTCATTACCTTTTGACTTAATTAAATCAGTTAGTCCCATTCCTTTAGTTTTAGTTTCTTTTGAAGATTCTTTTAATCCTTCTAAAGAAGATTCTAGTTCAACAAACTTAGCTTTCAATTCAACTGTGTTATCAGTTTCAGCTAATTTTTTAATAGAAGATAATTCATTTTTTAAATCTTCCATTTCATTTTTGCTTACCAATGATTCTGTTTTTTCATTGATTTTAGCTTCGAATTTTGCAACAACTTCTTCAGGAGTTACATTGTTTTCTGTGTTTTCCACGTTATCTAATTTTTAATTTAACAATTTATTTATTTTTCTCCAATCAAAATTCTGTTCATTGTTGATTTGCTGAATAGTTGCAGACTTGGAGTTCGTGTCTGTTTCCATTATTGCAAGATCAATTAAACGAGAATTCAAATATTTTAATTTCATTTCTAAGTCATAAAGTCTTTCGTCAGTACCTCGACCATTAATCAATGCTTTCGTAACAACATCAATTTCTTTCGATAGTTTTTCGACAACTTTAGTTTTTTCTAATCCCTTACCAACGCTTACAACTTCTGTGTATTCGTTAGCACCAAATGTTACGGCAGATCCCTCAAAAAGTTTTAATTCTTTTATACAAAAATAACCATCACCCTTTACAGATTCATCTTCTACCCATTCAATTTTATCACTTATATACTGAAAACCAATACTATGTTCAGTTATAATTCCTTCGTCATAATCCCTTAGTGCATCCTCACCTTTTGTTGAAGTCCCTAGTTTTCCAATAGCAAACAAACCTTTTTCATCTTCTTCAAGAGTCATAAATTTTCCAATCTGTTGTTGCCAATCATGGTGTCTAAGGTATGCTATTTTCCTATTAGAGTCTGAATTTACACCTCTGTCATTTATTGATTTTAAAAAAGCACCCCTCTCAATTAAGTCATTATCACTATCAATAATATCAAAAGTTGACAAATAAATTGCAACCTCTCTTTTACCTAAATCCATGTCCTTTAATGAAGTAGTGACCTGTTTTACGCTATATTGATTTATCGTTTTTTTCATATCAAATCAAGTTTTTATCCAATATTCTACGC